TGCTGAGAGTTAATAGCAATATTAATAATATCAATGCTGTCCCCTGGAGGTTTTCCATAATAAGTTGCTGGATCCTTTAGGCATAGAAGTAAATAAACAATATAGGCAACAGCAATAGTTGAGCAGTAATCTTTACCAGATCCTTTACCAAGTTGAGCGACAACTTCATTTGCAGTTTGTTTAAATCTAACTTTACCTTCGTCTTCTCCAAAAAGCTTAATCAGTGTTGACTCTTTATATATCTGTGAGCTTTTTTCTATAAGGGTATACTGATACTCCGATAAAGGTGGAAGGCCTAAGTATTCTGGATGGTTTACAAATGTTCTTAAGTCGACTGGCTTTTCGTCAAACTCTTCGCCATCAAGCATGTCAATAAGATCACCAAAATCAAACGACATCTGCTTCCTCTACTGGGACTGATTCAATTATTCCAGTAATCTGAGATAATCTTTTTGCAACTTCCATCTTACACTTCGGGCATGTTGCTGTAACTTCTTTTAATATTCTTACAAGAACTTCTTGCTTGCGTTCTGTTTCAACAATTTGTGAAGCTATTTCATTATTTTCTAATACGCCAACAGATTGAAGCATTGCTATTCTTTTTGTCTCTATATCAGCAATTAGCTTTAAGGCTCCTGACTTTACCGCCAAGGCTCCCTGTGTGTCTGCATCTTCAACGGTCTTCCAAGCTTCTTTAATAAGCATGGCGTAATGCTGATCTGCACCTGAGATAGCCTCTCTTGCTCTATCTCTAATTCCACTGTCGCTATGCACGACAGACTTCCACTCGTCAATGAACTCAAGGACTTCTTTCCTTTGGAATCCAGTGATGGTGGCAATCTGGGTTGGCGTATTGCCCTTGAGTAGTTCTTCTACGACCTTATTCATACGGTCAAAATGCTGGGCTAACTCTATTTCGCTCATTACTATATTATACTTTCAGTTGACTAAAATGTCAATTAGAATTAGCTTTGGCAATCTTAAGCAGGATTAAGTATCCTATCATGTCATCAATATCATTATCTCCAGCAAAGCCAGATCCATTCTTAATTCTATTAATCTTATCATCGATACGAATCTTAATCTGCTCTTGGTTATCCGCCTGAGAAAATATACGAATTGGACTGAGTGCTGAATCTCCATATGAGATATTTTTATTAATTAGCATCTCTGCAATTTCAAGGCACTGTCTAATAATCTTTTGTCCTGAAGGGGCATCTGTTGCTATTAACTGTAGATCTGTAATCCAAGCTTGATATCCGCCATCTTTATTTGGGTAGCCCACCATTTTTACCTCTTATTAAATGTTGCAATAAAATGATCGTCAATAGGATTATTGGGATCTTTTGAATACTCTATGGTATCTATTGTAAAATATTTTTCAACAATTGGCAATACCTGTGATGCAGAATGATCAATCCAAGTTCTGCTATGTAGCACCAATCTGTCCGCTATTTGAGACAAATCAGTTAAATATGAATTAAGCTCTGAATCCTCTATATGCTGAAATACAAGGCTTGCTAATACCATATCAAACTTAAAAGACTTTACATACTCCCAGTCAGTTGTGTATGCTATATTGCTTAGCTTGTTATCTTCTGGTACTAAGCCTATCATGCTTGGCAAGTCAAAAGAAATAACCTTGTCGTATGTATCTGATAAGGCTACAGAGTTTCTTCCTACTCCACACCCAAAATCTAATGCTGTTGATCCGTGCCCGAATAAAGATCTTACCTCATCATACACAGGCATATCTCTTAAAGGGCCATGATACCCAGTAAGTATAAGATCTCCAGCTGTTTCTTGATTGGCGTTTAGCCATACGTCTTTGCTCATCTTTTTTTAATCAGTCCAAACTTTTCTAAGTATCTCTGTATAGTCATAGCAGAAACTTTACACTCTTCGGCAATCTCTACAATTGTTTTCTTTTGTACAGAGTACCTTCTAAACAACCAGTCTTTATTTTGATATAACTTCATCGCTCTGTCAGCACCTTGTTAGCATAATGTGCAATACCAAAGCTGTCTGCAACGTCAAAATCCACCACATTTAAATCATACTTCCTATTAAAGTAGTCAGCAGTTCTCTGCTTTCTCATGTTTCTTAATTTATTCTGATACCAGGAATCAGCGTAGCCTGGGTTCTGTGTTCTTATTGCCTGCTTTTCTTCCTTGGTAGGATTCTTATTACCTATATATGCCTGCCAAGAAGAAGGGGATATAGTTATAACTTTAGCACCTGTAGACATTAGTTCTGCAATAACAACTCCATAAACATATGATAGTTTAATTACAGCATCTGCCGACTTAACAAACACTGCACCCTCAACAACAATGTAATCTGACTTCAGTTCTTCTAACATTGAATGCATTTTCTTTTTTGCATCATAAATTTTTTCGTATATGTCTAGACCATTTAGCTCAATCTTGCCCCACTTTAATGGCTTGTCGTCTTCCATCAAGCAGAAAGCAATAGAGTTTGTTGAGGCATCTATACCTAAAACTCTATTTGCTTTTGTCTTTGCAAGACTAGCCAATGTCATCTAACATCCTTTTTACTTTGCCTTTTGTGGTCAAGTCAATATTCTTTTCACATGTAGCGCAGTATTCTGTTTTATTGTATCTACTTAATTGTATCTTACATCTCTTGCATGGACGAACTGCTCCATTTCTAATAGCTTTCTTCTCATAATATTTTTCCATAATTCTACGATTTGTTGCAACTCTGCAGCATTCGTCTGTACAGTATTTTTGATTATGAGTTTTAGGCTCAAAGTCTTTAGCACATTCCTTGTTAGCACAAATCATATCTTAGGCACCACAAATATATCTAGATCTACAGTACCTTCTGGACCGCCCTTTGCGTAACATTCTTTTTTAATTGGGCAATAGGTACAAGGCATCTTTGATTTAGTTGCACCTTCTGGTCTTCTTGGAAGATATCCATTTTGAAAGTTATCCCATACTGATTCTAGCCATCTAAATGTACTCTCAATAATTTCTTTATTGCGTTCATTCATGCTGATTGGGATAACTAATATCTCTTGAGTATTTTTATTTTCATAAAGAAAGAATCCCTCCTTGGCATTCTTTAACTTCATGTAAGTTAAAAGCTGTAGCATATGGTTAGCAGATGGCTTCATTTCAGACTGTCTTGTGTCCCAGACTTCTTGCTTAGCAGTCTTAATTTCACCTATTACAAGTTCTCCATCATACTCCATAATAAGATCTATAAAACCTCTAATGGGTGGATACTCGTTTATAATTTCTTCTTCTTCAGTTTTAAACTGCGGCATTGTAGAAATAAGCTTTTGAAGTCTTTCATGAGCTTGTGTTCCTTGAGCCATGTTAGCCACTGCAACAGCATCATTATCATCAATAAACATAGCACCACTAAAAGCCATATACCAGTATCTTGGGCAATTACCATGCCCATAGCCAAGCGAACTTGGGCTAAATGATTTCTTTGTCATCTCACCATCGGCACGTTTTGTATTTCGGTATGACTCATCAAGTAGCTGAGCAAAAAGCTCAGGATCAAAATACTTTCCTGTATGCTTTTTGAACTTAAGGTTCTTTACAATATCTCTAGCCATTTATGAATTATACCTAACAACATACTTGAGTGCATCTACAAGCTTGTCTATGGACTCCTTTACTGAATAATATACATTCTTCTTATTGTTGTTTACTGTTCCCGCTTTATCTTTGGCAATAGTAGAATAAACTGAAGACATTACTGCAAACTTAGTAGACATTGCCTGAAGTTCCATGATAAGCATTGGAGCCTTTGCAGAAGGTACATCTGGGTTCATTAGCAGCTTTACAACAATAGCCAATGCTTTATCTAGATGTTCATCTTTCATAAACTCATGCAAGTCATTAAACTCAGTAATGTTACTGATTAGTTCTAGCGTGTTTTTGTCTTCTGCCATTTATCTACCTTGTCTATAAACAATCCAAAGGGGTACCCGATTGAAAATCCCAACAATACTCCAAATAAAAAGTATGTCATGCAAAAGCCTTTTGAACAATTGCATACCCAATCCATAAACCTACAATTCCCATGAGCCCAGCAAATACTGGTGGTGCTGGGATAGGAAGCTTGAATATACTAAAAACTCCGCCAACTGCAACTCCAGTAAGTGTTGTATAGATTAATTCCTTCATTAGAAAGGAACCTCTACATCATCCATATGCCAATCTTTAATAGGGCTAAATGACTTTGGGGCATCCTTAGACAAAGACCATGTAGTTACAGCAATAGTATCTGCATTCACATCGTAAGATGTTCTGCTATTGCCTTCTTTATCTTTCCATGTCTCTTCGTAGATCTTACCTACAATAACCACTTCTTGACCCTTCTTAAGGGTAGCAATACTTTGTTCCGCCAAACTCTTCCAGGCCTTCACCGTCCACCATGATGTGTCTTTGTCATCCCATTGATTGGTTGCATCATTCTTTACACGATCATTTGAAACAATACGAAGTCTTACTCCGCCATTATTTAGCTTAACTGGATCCTGTCCTACACGACCAACGATTGTAATTGTTGGATTAGCCATTTTTATTTTCCTCCCAGAATGCGATCAAGTCTTCTAAGACTGACCACTCAATGATTCCAAGTCGAACCTTGGAATCCTCACCGATAATTATTTTAAGAGCGGGATGCATATCTCGACTTACCTTAAAAGTATCTGTACAGATTTTAGCCCATACATCTTTGTTTAAATTAAATGACGCTTTGGATTCCTTGTAGTCTACAAGAAACTGATTCCACTTTGCATCACCTTTTTGATAGTCACCACGGCCACTATTTTTTTGTGCCTTAGCACCATCTCTTTTTACTTCTGCTCTCTCTGACATTATCCCACCGAATAAGAATTCTTATGTCCTTCTGGACATTCCCAAGATATCGTTGTAGTAACTGCATCCCAAAAATATTCTGTCGAATCTTTTTCACACTTACTGCATGGCTTTGATCCGCCTATTTT